TTGTTTCACCAAGACCAGCAAGGTTGCCCGTGCCATCTGAGTGAACTACGTTACCAGCCGTGATTGGGCCGTTAAACTGTGTACCAGGCCAAACGGATGAACCGTTCGCATTCGGGTAAAAACCACCATTGATGTCTGACATTTTGGCTATCCTTTCTGAGAGCCTACGGTTTGGTTTCTAAGTAGGTCTATGATTTTTTTTAGAACCATAGACCTTTATGAAGATGTTTCAAGAGTTTACTACAGAAACCAATTTCTCAACATTATCAAGATGTTGGGAATGAGCCGTAGATGCTTCTCCAATTGTAGTAGCCGAACGAGTAGCGTTCGTAACCTTTAACCAAGAGGTTATCAGTCACAAAATCAACTTGCATGTCGGTTTCGAACTTAATGCGTTCCATGTATGACAGACCATCAATGTTTGTCAGCAAGAACCATGCATAGGCTGAAGTCAAGAAGTCGTTCACCATGTATGATTCTGGAAGACCACCGCTGGTCATCATAATAGCGTTAACATCGTTGTCAGCTGTACCTGGACGCAATTCTGTCTTTACGAGACGGATTGCAACTGGTTCCAACTGAGGAGGAACGATGAGTTTACGCGCACGGGCAAACACTTTCAAACCAGCTTGATCGCGGAAGTTTGTACGAATTGCAATCATTGCGTTAAGCAATGTAGCTTCGTTCAGATCAACCTGAGTTGAAGGAGTGTTAGCAACAGTACCACCGTCGATAGGATGGGATGTTGAGCAGAGAGCAACGCCGTCACCACCAATTGCAGAATTGTAGGTTGTTGCGGTGTTCAGGATGTTTGCGCCGTAAATTTCCTTGGTTTGCTGGAATGATTCGATCAAGCCAAGGTTTGAAGGAGCAAACTGTGTCTTATAGAGGTTATCGTCGATTGCCTTACGTGTAATCGCGTAGCCGAGAGCAATTTCTGTATGCTCTTGGTTGTAGACATAACGCTCACCTGCGCCGTTATCGAAAGATGTCTGTGCACCTTCAGTTTTTAACTGAGCAAGGCCGAGGTAACGCATTTCAGCGGTACGTTCGAGAGCCATTTTCGAATCGTGCTTAGTGAAGATTTTGTCGTACTGAGATGGAATCATCTCGTACTTGCCTTCAACGCCCCGAAGTCCAGGGAGGAGAAGGTCTTTAATGGAACTGAGATTGACAGCCATTGGTCCTTACTCCTTAGACGCCAGTGAAGTTGCGTGTAGCAACGTTGTTGAACGCCACAATCGCCCAATCATATGCTTGGCCATTGGCATAAGCGCCAGGGAAGCCAGCAACGAAAGGTTGATAAATGCCGACAACTTTGAACGGTGCGTTCACGTTGTACGTAGCTGTGTTGAGGGTTGTTGTATCGAGATAAGCGCCAGAAATACCGTTTGCAGCATTGCCTGTGCCAATTGCGAAACCAATGGTTGCGTTAATGTCAGTTGGGAAAGCAAGACCTGTGCTGTCCGTCTGAGCAATAAAGCGAGCATTTGGATCGTTGACGATATAACCAGTGACATAGTTGCCAGAAGCAACGTCGCTGCCAGGCCAATAGTTTGACCAAACAACACGCTTCTGAGAAACTGAAAGATACTGACAGCCAACGAAAATGCCACCGATGCCGAGAGCGGCAGGTGTTGCACCTGTTGAAGCTGATTGTGCGTAAGAACCGTCTGATTGTTGTGTTACTGGATCGCCGAAATAAATCGCGCCAGCATTATAGTCAATAACTACAGCAACTTGCTCGTATGTTGGAGCAGAACCGTTGCCGCTGTATTGACGGAATCCGAAAGGCGCATTTGTATTTGCCATAACGGAGCCTCCTTATTACAGGAAAGTCCATCATCGCACACCGAGGCGACTTAGAACCAAGGAAGAGTTAAGACCTTCCACGCCGAGGGAAGGGAACCAGACAAGCTGTGTTCACCATTTGTTCTAATATAACTAAGCAATTATGTAAATAGGAATTTTTGCCTATTTATTTAATTTTTGTAAAAGTTGCAGGGGCATTAGCGGGAATTGACCGAATTACTACCCCAGCCAGGTCAAGAACCGCTTTGCGAAATTCGGGATTCTCGACATTATTCATACCAGATAATAATAAATATGTGGCATAAACCCGTTCAGCAACCGAATCATAAAAGCGCGGATGCCGCTGTTCCTCTACAGGTTCGAAGAAAAAATCGTCGTCCAGATCGTCATTAACTTCCGTGGACATCTTCTGGCTCCCGTCCTGTAGCGATCCAATCGTCGCTGACTGGATCGGGCATTTGAGGTTCTGGATTACGCGCAGGGTGGCTTGGTGACCGACGCACATAACCCGAAGAAACTTGCCTATCAGTGTACTTCTGAAGTTTGTTTAAGTCATCCATAATATGCAGCATGGCAATTAATTCATCCGCCATATGAATTGATGCATTTTCTAAATTACCATATTTTTTTGTAAATTCGGCCACAAGGCCAGTAGCCAAGCTATTAACCATAATAAATCCCTCTGATAGAAAAGGGGGCTGATTTGCCCCCTTCTCAGTAGACCACAATTACTTGTCGGATGGAATAGGAATTGGTTCGTACCCATGAGAAATTTTTGGGCGAACCGAAGCGTGATCGCGACCAAATTGTCCATCTGGAGCGGAAGCAAGCTGGCTTTCCTTGGTACGGACCTGATTACGGGCATTGCGGTAATCAATAGCCCGCATTTCATCCGTAATTTCTTTAGGACGTTCCATAAGAACCATACCCTTACGCTCAATATGACCAGTTGCGCCAGGAGGCATCATTTCTGGGTGGCGAGATGCGGGTACAGGTTCCCATCCAGTGCGGCGAAGCGCAACAGTATAAGCAGGGTTTTCCTGCCCCAATACCTTCTGCGTCTTCCACTCATAGGACCAACCATCTGGGACCATGTTCGGATCAAAATGAAACTCATCCTGACCTTCATCTAAATTGCCAAGGTGTCCACGTAATTCAGCGGCACGTTGGGCTGCACGGCTGCGTGGGTCATCTGATTTAGCTGGCTCTGGACGCATTGCAGGGCGGCTAACAACTGGTGTTTCCNCTGCCTGTACTGCTTCGACTGTTTTCTTTTTTGTGCCGAAAGGACGGCCACGTTTTTTAGGTGCTGTTTCTGACATTACATTCTTCCTGCTTTTTGCAGAGCAATCTTATTCAGATAATACTCTTTTTCAGTTAATCCGCTGGCACGGGCCGCTTCTGCTTCCGCTTGCGTCAATGTGACGACATTTGGACGGCTGCCTGGGCCACCGCCTGTGCGAGAAACTGGTGCAGCCGCTGGAGACGAGCGGCGTTGTGTTGGTGCTGCTGCTGCTGACATAGCTGGNTCATTGGAACGATCTACATCGCGGTTATTAAACCCAAGTCGGCCTTCGATATAATCAAAATACTCACGAGTATCTGGAATAATACCATCATCAACCGCATCAGCGTGTGCGCGGAACATGCGATCAATTGTTTTTTGATTGCGCAAATTATCGCGGTTTTTATCCAACCAGGAAGCAGACGCTGGAGAAACCTGACTTATCAAGTTATCGACAGGATCTGCTGGTTGATATTGTGGCTGCTTTTCTTTGGGNCGGCTTTCCATAGCCGCTTTGCCNTTTTCAAGCTGCAATAGGCGAGAAGTATTCTCAGACATGCTGAGTTGAATTTCCGCAGCCTTATCGTAATCACCAACTGTCATGGCATCACGATAATTAGCCTTTAGAATTTCATTTTCACGCTTAACTGTCTCAATGACGTTGGTAACAAAGTGAAGGTTTGTATCTTCTGCTTCATTCTTTGCACGAACAGCCAATTCAGCGGCTTCTCTTGCACGTCGTTCAGCCTCTAAGCGAGCCTGTTTTTCTGCTTCTAAACGCCTAGAAAGTTCCTCGATACCATCATTTGGTTCAATTTCTTTTTTCTTTTTGCTTTTAGGTTCTTCTTGGACAACAACCTCTGGTTCTACCGCAGGGGTTTCGTCTTCTAGTACCTTGACTTCAAAGTCATCATCTTTTTCTGACATTTTATACCTCACCAAACGCGATCTGGGTGATCAACACGACCCTTAACAGTAATATCGTCCAGCATACGGCATAGAACGCCATTTACTGTAATACTCCAGCCATCTGAGGGACGGTGAACAAGCCAATCGCCTAATTCGTAATTGATACCATTGAACCATTCGCCATCCGTATCAACGCAAGCGCTTGGTCCTTTTTTAACGAGCAAGCCAACTTTGGCCTGATAACGGTCTTCATCTGTTGTTTTGTCAGTTAAATAAATACCGCTTTTTGTTTTTTGAGGACGGATATAAACCGCCACCAAAAGTTGGTTTTGGAATACTTCAACATTTGAAATATCGCCAAGTTCTTCTAACAACTTCTTACGAGGATCATCCTCGTGTTCCATAGTCATAAAAGGCATACTTTTCCCCTCTGTTTTTAACCAAGTTTTTGGTTAACTTCCTTCTCAGCTTCGTCGCACAATTCTAGTGCATCCCGAAGACCGAGAATGAAACCTGCATTGAATTGATAAGTTGGAAAATCGAAAACGCTATGACCTGTGACAAGGTTTTCTTTGCGTTGTTCTATCTCTCTCTCAATCATCTTCTTTAGTTCAACAATATAATATTCGTGTCTTGGCAACATTAACCGCTCCCCTCAGCAGTTCCCTCTATTATTTGGTGGGACGGGATATTAAAGAGGGGTTAATACCCCGCCCCTTTAACCACTCTACCGAAGAGTGATTAACCCTTAATTGCTTTCGGAGGCTTAAGTCCGTAAGCTTTTTCTTTCTCTAAACGACCTTCACCCGAACCAGCACCGAACTTCATCTTTGGATAAGTACGGCCACCCGATTTGCGAGGCATTGCGCCACCTGCTGGAGGTGCTTGCATCGGCATAGGCATAGGCATTGGCATCGGCATAGCGCCACCAGCCATTGGCATACCCTGTGGAGGCATTGGAACAGGCACTGCACCTGGGCCACCCATAGGAGGCTTAGGAGGCATTGCACCCATTGGGTTTTGACCATCCTGTGGTTTTTGACCAGCAGAGATTATGATGTTTACGTTTGTTTTACCCTTACCAGCACGACCACCTTCTTTGCGAGCCAAACGGCCACCAGTTGGGCGTGTGCCACCAGTATAGTTGCTGCCATCAACTTCATTAGCTGCCCCACCATTTTTGTGGTGCATACGCTTCAAAGTTTTTGCCAAGTTAGCGCGTTTAGCTAATTTAGGATTCTCGCTGTGAGATGCTTTTTCAAGCTTCTTAGCTGGAATCTTTTCGCCAGCAGGAACGTGGAGTGACTTATGCAAAGCGCCAGGATGTTTAATAGCGCCTTGAATCCATTTCCCATCAGCTTCGCCGCCATGCTTCTTGCCTGTAAGAGCAGAAGGCTTAACCATCTTGCGAACAAGTTGCTTATCGGCTGCTTCATCTGGATGGGCAATCTTGCCGCCTCTT